AATAATAAACCAAAATTTAAAAGAACTTATTTAGGAAAATAAAATCATGGCATTACCAAAATGGACAGACGAAAGGACTCAATCTCTAGTAGATTTCGTAGGAAGCGAGAGCCCAATATCCCAAGGAACAGTTGCAAATGCAGCAGAGCACTTGGAAACATCAACCCGTTCAGTCTCAAGCAAATTGAGAAAAATGGGATTTGATGTTGAACTAGCTTCAGCATCAGCAAGCAAGTCTTTTTCAGACGAGCAAGAAGCAACACTATCAGCATTTGTCAATGACAATAGCGGATCGTACACATATGCAGAAATTGCATCAAACTTTGAAGGCGGACACTTCTCAGCTAAATCAATCCAAGGAAAAATTCTTTCTATGGAATTAACAGAGCATGTTAAACCTGCTCCTAAAGTTGAGACAGTTAGAACTTATACTCCTGAAGAAGAAGGCACATTTGTAGAGATGGTTAACGGTGGATCTTTCGTAGAAGAAATCGCTGACGCTCTTGGCAAATCTGTTAATTCAATCAGAGGTAAAGCTCTTTCACTTCTAAGAAGTGGCGAAATTAACGCTATTCCAAAGCAAAAAGAAACTAAAGGATCAAGCAAAGCTGACGTACTTGCTGATATCGATATTACTGACATGACTGTAGAGTCAATTGCAGATCAAATCGGTAAAACAGTAAGAGGCGTGAAAACTATGTTAACAAGACGTGGTTTACAGTGTGCTGATTACAACGGTGCAGCTAAAAAAGATATCGGTTAATCCGCAGTATTCAATTTAGTCGGTGGAGGCACTCTTGTGCCTCTACCATTTTTAATTTTTGAGAGAGTTATACAGTGAATATTGCATCAGCGTTACTAAAACAGATTATAGTTCAAAAAGATTTAGACACATGGTCTAAGTTAAAAGAACATTACCTCCCTGGTGAATATCAGTCAATATTCCGCATCCTTGATAAACACATAGACAATTATCAAGACCTCCCCCAATTTGAAGATCTCCAATATGAAGTGCGAGATCGACAACTTCAAGAAAAAATATTTGCAATCGAATCAGTTGAAGTCGAGGTAGACGCATGGCTTTTACTTGATTATCTCAAAAATGAATATGCACAAGTAGAAATTCTAGATGAACTTGATACTTACATTGACAACACAGTTGCAATGGCTAGTGCAGAAGAAAACATAGAACAACTCCAAGAAATAGTATTAAGGGTAAGTGACAAGGTAGATGTCAAGCCACCCGAAGAAAGTATGCAGAGCATATCTTTATTCGAGGATGACAAAGAACTATCGAGGTATTTACCCTTAGGACTTAATAGTGAGTACGATTCACAAATTCAGTTCTCACCCAAAGACTTAGTGCTAGTTGGCGGGCGACGAGGAGCAGGTAAGTCCGTTACCTGTTGTAATCTAGCAGCAAATGTATACGATTCAGGTCGTAGTGCGCTCTACTTTACTATAGAAATGGACAGCAGATCAATCCTTCAAAGGATTTGTTCTGTATCAACAAAAATACCATTAAAAAGACTACGCAGTAAAATGCTATCCGCTGAAGAGTGGAATCTAGTAGGCGGCTGGTGGGCAGGTAGATTTGACGGTGGGCATGAATTGTTGCCAGAGTTTGTAAAAACACATGACTTTGATACATTTCATAAAAACCTAACAAAACTACCTCTCCACAAAGAAAAGCAATTGGATGTTATTTACGATCCAGCTTTAACTCTCTCAAAAATACAGTCAGAGCTAGATAAAAAGGTTAACCAACTTGATGTTGGTGTGGTAATTGTTGATTATCTAAACCAAGTCAAACGCCACAATGCGCCAAGTCGTTCAGGTCAATATGATTGGACAGAACAGATTGAAGTCAGTAAGAAAATGAAACTATACGCTCAGCAGTATGAAACCCTATTCTTTGCCCCATACCAAACAGATGCTAGTGGAGAGGCTAGATTTGCAAAAGGTATACTTGATGCAGCAGACGCTGCTTATGCATTGGAGACTTGGGATCAACAAGATGAGTGTATGACTTTTAATTGTGTAAAAATGAGAAGCAATAGGATGGAAAGCTTCACAAGTGCAGTAGATTGGGAAACCTTGAAGATTGGTCCGCAGTCTGCACTAAATCCTAAAGAGAAAGAAAATATAGAAAACAGTATGAAAACAGGAGAAGATGTAGATGACATTTAGATGGCAACCATGGGTTTTAAGCCTATACATATATGGGGCATTTGATCCCCTAATTTTAACTATCGCTGCATTAGTAAACAGATTATGATTTTATACACAGAAGCACAATTAATGATAGCATATACTAGATATGTGCGAAAACTAAAAGAAAGCAATATTCGTATTGCTCCGCCAACAATAGAGGAGTTTCGTGTGATTTACGAAACAGAACTCGAAGAACAATTATGGGATCAGTTAGATGACTAAAACAGAAAAAGCCGCATTACAAGAATCTGTACTACAGGTAGGCGCTGCTCTTGTTATTAACTTTCCATTACAAACATTCCTACTATGGTTATTCATAGAAAAATGGGGATGGACAAGTGCATTTTTGATATCACTTGTTACTACTTTTATATTTACAGTAGTTGCATTGATACGAACATACATGATTCGTATGGAAATTGAGAAGAGACGTAGACATGGCTTATGGAGAAAAGTAAGAAATGGCGGCAGATAGAATCAGTAAGGAAACGGCAGAGTTAGTAGCTCTGCCTCCCTACACTTGGGAAACACGATCAGTTAAGTTTCTATTGAATCAGAAAAAGATTTATCAGAATATAGAACGAGTTCCCATAAATCAACCACTATACGATAGTATAGAGAAGCATGGTATTGAATCCCCCATATTGTGTATGCCTAACTATTATCCTATTGCAGGAAGTCAAAGAATGAGAGTAATGTGGGAACTAGTAAGAAAACACCATGATGGATGGATGTTTAAAACAATGAATATAAAAGTCTGCCGATTTGACAAAGAATGGTGGAATATGTTTTATTTATGGGGAGATAAAGAAGAAAGAGATCGTATGATAGCAATATGGTTTCAAATGGTAGAACTTGCTTGGAAAAGTAAGTACTATGAACACGAAACAGATCCAAGTGGTAAAAAGATGACAGACTTTGAAGAACTTGGAGATCAACTAAAAGGATGGAAACATAAACAATGAAAGTATTTTTAGAACACTTCTTTTATGCACTAACAATGTGTATAGTGCTACTTATACCTATATTTGGTATTGCATTAATGATAGGTACGCTTATATAATGACAGTAGAAGAACTATTACAAGAACGAAAAATACAATATAAGTTGTCTCCGGCAGACGCTATTGTTAAGTGCTTGAACCCTGAGCATGATGATAGTAATCCAAGTATGAGAATTGATAGAATTACAGGTGTATTCAACTGTTTTTCTTGTGGGTTTAAAGGTAATTTATTTAACCACTACGACGCTCCTTCGAATCCGTTGGACATTCGTAGAGAAAAACTTAGAAGAAAAGTAGAAGAAAAAAGAGCATCTTCCGTAGGATTGAAGATGCCAAAGAATTTTATGCCTTATGTAGGTAACTGGAGAGATATATCTCCAGACGCTTATAAAAACTTTGATGCATTTATACATCCAGACAAACCGTTTACAGGCAGAATTTCTTTTCCAATCAAGGACTTGACAGGGAGAATAGTGGCATTTAACTGTAGAACACAGTCAATGACTGATGTTCCTAAATACTTAATCCATCCCCCAAAGGCAGTATTACCCCTATTCCCTGCTCGAGTCCAACCCATAAAAGGCAGAGTAATATTAGTAGAAGGTATATTTGATATGCTAAACTTACATGACAAAGGATTAGAAAATGTTATGTGTTGTTTTGGTACAAGAAATATAGATATTGAGAAACTAAAACTACTCAAAATGCAAGGTGTGGAGGCAGTAGATATACTATTTGATCCAGACGAAGCAGGGCAGGAAGCTTCAATCAAGATACAAGAAATGTGCGAGATTGCAGAGATACTTGCTAAAAATGTAAAAATACCGATTGCTCTTGGGGATGCTGGAGCACTCAACAAAGAAAAAGTAAAACAATTAAAGGAACAATTATATGGCTAAAATAGCATTAATCGAAAGTAAGCCTAGTCGAAATGACTATGTAAAACTTTTCAACAACGAGTTTGATTTTGACAAGTATGAATTATGCTCTGACCCAACAGTAAAGAAAGTATTAAAACGAGATTGTGATATCGAAATAGATATTGATTCTTATGACTGGCTTATACTGATAGGCTCAGAATCATTAAAGTTCTTTACAAATCAAAACTCAGTTACAGAATACAGCGGAAGAGTTGTAGATGACAAATTTCTACCAGTAATAAACCCAGCAATGATAACATTCAAGCCAGAGGCAAAGAAAGTATGGGATGAATCTAGTAGTAATATTACGAAATATATTAAAGGAGAACTCAAACAACAGAAACTTGGAGACGATAAGTGTTATGGTATTACAGAAAGTGCAGACTTATATGTATTTCTAGACAACGCATTGAATCATGATAATGATTTTATCGCACTTGACTCTGAAACTTCAGGTTTATACCCAAGAGATGGATATATGCTTGGTATTAGTCTATCTTATGAGCCAGAGCATGGCGCATACATTAGTTCTGATTGTATTGATGAAAAAGCAGAAGGATTGCTACAACAACTATTTGATAAAAAGAGAGTAGTATTTCATAATGCTAAATTTGATTTAGCGTTCTTTGAATATCATTTTGGATTTAACTTTCCAAGATTTGAAGATACTATGCTATTACACTATATGTTAGACGAGAATCCTGGCACACACGGTTTGAAACAACTATCACTGAAATACACACCTTATGGAGATTATGAAAAAGGTATGTATGAGTGGATAGATGACTATTGTCGTAGAAATGGCATACTTAAAGGTAGCTTTAGTTGGGATATGATTCCTTTTGAAATAATGCAAGACTATGCAGCAATGGATGCTGTATGTACATTTTTACTCTTTCAAAAGTTTGAAAATGCTCTAGTAAAAAATGAAAGACTATATGGAGTATATAAAGATATTCTTATTCCAGGCTGTAGATTCTTAACAGATATACAAGATACTGGAGTGCCATTTGACAAAGAAAGATTGCAGACATCTTCAGTGCTAATGCAAGATCAAATTGATGAAGCTATTGCTAAGTTATATACTTATCCAGCTATCAAAGAGTTTGAACATTCACAAGGCAAGGACTTCAATCCTAATAGTACAATGCAACTTAGAGCATTACTATTTGATTACTTAGGTCTCAAGCCTACAGGTAAGAAAACAGGAACAGGTGCAGACAGTACAGATGCAGAAGTGTTAACTCAACTTGCAGAAGAACATGAAGTACCACAATTAGTATTAGATATTCGTCAGAAAGTAAAGATTAAAACTACTTATCTTGATAAGATATATCCACAACTTGATAAAGATAGTAGACTTCGTACTGGATTTAACCTTCATGGTACAACATCAGGTCGTCTATCTTCTAGTGGTAAAATGAACATGCAACAGATTCCAAGAGACAACCCAATTGTTAAAGGATGTATCAAAGCTAATCCTGGCAAGAAAATAGTTGCAATGGACTTAACAACAGCAGAAGTTTATTGTGCAGCAGTACTTGCAAATGATAAAGCATTAATGGAAGTATTCAAGGGTGGAGGAAACTTTCACTCAAACATTGCAAAGCTCGTCTTTAATCTTCCTTGCGAAGTAGACGAGGTTGCAGAACACTATGGCACACAAAGACAAATGGCTAAAGCTGTTACATTCGGAATAATGTATGGAGCTGGTCCAAAGAAAATTAGTGAACAAGTAACCAAAGATAGTGGTACTTACTTTAGTATGAATGAAGCAAGTGCAGTTATTAAAGATTACTTTGAACAATTTCATGGTCTTAAGACTTGGCTTGACTCACAGAAAAAGTTTATTCAAGATAATGGATTCATCTATTCTCACTTTGGTAGAAAGAGAAGATTACCAAATGTATTCTCTACCGATAAAGGTATTGCATCACATGAAGTAAGATCGGGAGTAAACTTTCTAGTACAATCGATTGCATCTGATGTAAATTTACTTGGAGCAATTGATGCTCACAATATTATTAAACAAGATGGCAAAGAAGATAAAATGAAAATATTTGCTCTAGTTCATGACTCTGTTCTTGCAGAAGTTGATGAAGATTGGGTCGAACATTATCAGTTTATACTGAAAGCTTGCATTCAAAAAGACAGAGGAATGTCTATTCCAGACTGCCCAGTTGGATGTGATTTTGATATTGGAGACGATTATTCCTTTGGAAAGTTTGAAGCAAAGTATGGATAAGCAAGTACTAAAGTTAGTAGTATATACTGATGAAGATATAATCAATATGGAAATGGATGATCATGTAGCAATTATAGAAAAAGCTATAGAAGAAAAAACCTTTAACCATATAGAGTTAATTAATCTTGCTAAAAAATGAA